AAATCTCATATCCGCAGATACAACGCGCTCCCGCTTTCGCAAAAGCAGGGGCGCATATTTTTTGAAAATTTCTCATTTCGATACCTGCGTTTCGACGAAGAAATGTCCGTTGTAAAGTGAGGGGCAACGAATCGCCAATGCCCTCGTCTTCAAAATTTTCTTTTCGTCACTACCAAGTTTTTGAGAAAAAATGTCCGTTGTATTGTGAAAGGAGTGTTTCAATATGCCAGACCGCACACGACCCATCCGCAAGGAAATCTGCCTGAACGAGCAGGAACTAAATCTCATCCAGCACAAAATGCGCCAGCTGGGGACGCAGAATTTTGGGGCGTATGCCCGCAAGATGCTGATCGACGGGTACATCATCAAGGTGGACTACACCGAGCAGAAGAAGCTGGCCGCTGCCGTCAGCCGTGCCGCCTCGAACATCAACCAGATTTGCCGCCGCATCAACAGTACCGGGCGCGTTTACGAAGATGACGTTGTCGAGCTGAAAGCACGGCAAGCCGAGATCTGGGAGCTGCTGAAAACGCGGCAAAAGGACGAGCTTTGACCACAACGGGGTTTTCCGTCACCGGTTTTCCGGACGATGGACAAGCTGACGCTCCGGAGTGTACCGCAGCCGGATTTCAGGACGACGGTTTTCGTGCCTTCCATCAGGGCTGAAATTCATCCTCTAACTAATAAGAAATAAATCAAGATACAAGAGAATCAATCCATCAATCAATCAACACAAAAATGGATGGATTGATGGATGGGATAGGAGGTCAGATGAAAACTTTTTGCAAGCTCACGATGCAGAGCCCGGCGGCGTCCTATGTGCCGCTTCCGAGGTTCCTTCTCCAAGACGAAGCCCTGCGGGGCATCAGCAACGACGCAAAAGTGCTCTACGCGCTGCTGCTGGACAGGGCAAGCATTTCCCGGCAGAACGGCTACGTCGAGCCGGACGGCACCATCCGGCTGTACTTCACCTTGGAGCAGGCGCAGACCAAACTCCACCGCAGCCGCCAGAGCGCCACACGGATCTTCCGGGAGCTGGAGTGCAGCGGCTTGATCGTTCGGCGCAAGCAGGGCTTGGGCAAGCCCGCCCTCATTACGCTGAACTACCCAGCGGACGCAAAGCTGATTCAGCCAAAAGAGGATGGCGCAATATCGCACGAATAAAGGTCGAAAGCAAGGTGTTTTCCGCCCCACAAGCGCTGAGAAAACACAGGGGAATATCTTTTCCCATAACACCTCAGAAAAGCGTGTCTATGCGCCTACAGAAGCGATAAAGGAGGAAACAAGTGAACGCAGAAAAAGCCAATATCCAGACTGGTGTTGATGCAGCCGAAATTCCGGAATACGTCTTTGAATCGCTGGCACGGAGTCTGCTTCCGGTAATTCAGAAGTACTACGAAAGCGAAGGTGGCAAAAAGGCATTTGCCGAATGGAAAGCAAAGAAGGAGATTTCAGACAGTGCATCTACATAAAGAAACCGGGAGAATTGCCCTGATCGGCAGTCCTCCCGGTTTCTTTATTACCAGTCTTCAACTTCTTCTATAAAAACAATAAATCCGAACCCATGACCAATCGGTACAAGGTTCGGATTATATTGTTTTGGTGGACCTGGGCAGAGCTTAAACGAACAGCGCCCGTTTCGATATTTTCTACATTGTCGATAACCGATGGATCCAGCGGGATCTCAACCGTGTTTTTACTTCCTGCGTAGTTGAATACGACCTTCATGTAGTCCTGACCGTCCGGGTTGTCGTAGACATAGACTGCAATCAAGAAAGTGTCGAATAACTCCGCTTGGTATTTCTTATCGTGGACATCTCCGGCCTGCAACTTTTTCAGCCACCCTACAAGCTGATCTCTGTTGACAGGAATGACGTCAGCTTTTGCCATTGTGATTTTCCGATCAATGTCCGACTGTTCCTTTTCCAACTCCATGAGACGGGCTTTTGTGGTAGGCGTGATGATGCCCTGCTCTATCGCCGCCATGAGATTTTTGATACTGCGCTGCGTGTCCTTCAGCTGGTCCTCCAAAAGCCCGATCCCGCTTGCGCTTTCCTGATGCTGGCTATACTCGACCACGCTGTCGGCAATCCAGTTGATCGTATCATCATCCAGTGTGCGGCGTTTGATCGCCTTTGCTACCTGAAGCTCGATGTCGTCCCGTCGCAGGTTTTTCTTCTCGCAGGTTTTTTCCGTGCGACGCTTCTGGCAGACGTAGTAGTAATGCAGGTTGCCAGAGCGGCTGGTGCCGGAGATGCCGGTCATTGGACTTTTGCAGTGTCCGCAGAACAGCTTGCCGGTAAGCAGATAGTCACCATTGACGCGGTGACGCCCTTGCGGATTCTTCTTCGTGGTGATCACCTCCTGGACCTTGAAGTAAAGCTCGTCGCTGATAATCCTCGGGATGCCGCCCTCTTTGCGGACATCGCCGTAGATATAGATGCCGCGATACCGTTCGTTGGAAAGGATCTTCTGAAAGCTCGACCGCCCCCACGGGCGACCGTACGAGGTCTTGATTCCCCGGGCATTCAGGCTGGCCATGATATCAACGAAAGCCTCACCGCAGGAAACGCGAGTGAATATCTCCCGGATAACCGCAGCTTTCGGCTCGTCGATGGCATAGTGCAGCGTTTCGTCCGCTTTATAGCCGTAGGGCAGATGGCCGTTCGCCACCATGCAATTCGCGGCGTTGTCATACAGGCCGCGCTTGATGTCCTCGGCCATGTTCTCGGAATAGAACTGGTTGACATTCATCATCGAGCGGGCGGCAAAGCGTCCAGCCGCAGTATCGTCGAAATCCTCCTCCACATAGAGAACGCGAACGCCCAGATCCTGAAGCCGAGCTTCGTTGATCAGAGCCTCCAGCATATTGCGCCCCATGCGGTTAGACTTCCACGCGATTACATAGCGGAACTTCCCTTTTGCGGCGTCAGTCATCATGCGCTGGAAGTCACGGCGCTTGTCGGTGCGGCCGGAAACGGCGCGGTCGGCATAGGTGTCAATGATCCTGATGCCATACTCCGCCGCCAGCTCGTAGCCCTTTTCAAACTGCTGCTCTACGGAAATATCCTTCTGGTTGTGACTGCTGTACCGACCGTAGAGAACGCCCGGCTCTTCGACTTCCAGCTTCTTGCCCCGCTTCGGCTTCGCCGGGTGCTTTGCAGGTTTTCTCGGCAACAGCGCCACCCCCTTCTAACGATAGATTTGCAGTAGTAGATATTCAGAATCAGAAACAGATTACAGATACAGTCTCAGATACAGATACAGGTACAGAGACAGTGCGCGCACGATCGCGCGCACACGCACGCGCGCACGCGAGGTATCGCTATGGTATGCTCCGATGATTTTAAAGAAAAGTTTGCGTGCGATACCATATATACCTGTATCGATATGGTTAAATCTTCTCAGAAATCTCTATGACCGCAAAATACATATGCTTGCATGGAAAGCCTCTTTTCCTAAAATCGGGGCAGGAACATCCAGATATGTCTATATCGTACGCCTTGCCATGCTCCCCAAGCACACAGGCTGTGTGCGCTTCTGGATCATAACCTAATAGTTCCATGCTCTTAGAGTATATGCCCTTCTCCATTCGGCTTCTCTGTTCAGGCAATAGGTGCGTCGCATACCCCCAAGCAGGCCAACCGATCTTTGCGAAGTCCTCCGCAAATTTACGACAAATTGCCGTCTGTTGAGCTATTGCCGCTTGCTGGCGCTCTTTTTCTTCATTCGCTGCTCGCCGCAGCATTATCCCAACAACTGCCAAAGTCACGACTACGCCGACAAAGAAAACCGCTAAGACTGCCATGGCAACCTCCCTGCATTACACGTCATGTCGAAGTCTACCGAAAGTGATAATATATCTTTTCTCACAAAAATATTGTGCGGTCTGATATAATAGCCTCGCTGCCGGCAGTAAATCTAAACAAAGGAGTGTCGTGTATGGCTACGACAAAAGAACTGCTGGCATTATTGCGCCTTCTCGACGTTATATCGGCTGAGGAAAAGAAGAATCTTCTTAGTTTTCTTCTTGTGCTGCGAGATACCGGAGATACCGTAGCGCCTCCTGTTTCTTGCTTTCAGAAAGAGAAAGAATAATTTCCGCAATCTCAAGGTCAAGACCGTCCTTTTCGTCAAGGACGGTCTTCTCTGTTGCGCTGATGTCTACCGGCATATCGTCGCACACAGAAAGAAGATTGTCTAAAGTTATCCCCATGCCCTTCGCGAGCTTGTTTAAGACAGCAAGCGATGGAACCATCGGTTTCCCTGTCTGTGGGTTAATTTCCTTTTCAATCAAGGAAATGTATCCGGTGGAAAGACTGCACTGAGAGGCCATCTGCCGCTGGGAAATCCCGTGCTCGCGCCGATATTCGATAATCAATTCCGATAGTTTCATTACTTAGACCTCCCTTGTTTTGTCTAATAGATTTTACAATATGGCGCGCTGAATGTCAATCTTGATGTCTAAAATTTTTTTCATTTTTCGTCAAAACCACTTGACACACAGGAAGGCATAGTGTATTATCTCATTGTCTAAAGGTTTAGACAGACAGGCCAAAGGAGGTGAATTAAATGGGGTGCAAGATTAAAGAGCGTCGGGAGTTCCTGAAGATGTCCCAAGAAGAACTTGCCGAGAAGAGCGAGGTCAGCCGCGCTACAATCTCAAGTTTAGAGAACAATTCCGAACGCAACACATCAACAAAGATTCTGAAAAGAATCGCTTCTGCACTGGAAACAACGGTCGGCGAGCTTTTTTTTGCGGATGATGTCTAAAGGTTTAGACGATTTAAATGAAAAAGTCTCGCTACGGAAGGAGGGGAGACATGGACTGCGGAACAAGACCACGGAAAAATATCTCGACCGATGAGCTGTTAAAGATTGCCTCTCGCGTTCGCATTTGCAGCTACAGCGGAAATTCAATTAGGTACCTTGATGCCGAAAACGACAGGTGGATTGTCTTTACTGATGTCTGCAGGGCGCTTGGCTACAAAAATCCAAATCACGAAAGCAAGAAAGTTGATTCGGACGAAAAGTGCAAATT